GGAAGCGGCGTCTTTCCCCATGAAACTTTTCCAGTTCCTCTCGCATACGATACACCTTATCCTACGCCATATCCTACGCCATATAGTACACTATATGATTTGCGATATGATAAGCAATATGATGTGTGATACGATTTGCGATATGATAAGCAATATGATGTGTGATACGATGAGCGCTAAACCGGAAGCTCACGAACTTCACATGCAACGCAAGGACATGATGACTCGTAGTTTTCGTTCCGTAGTCTTCCATAGGCTTGGCCGTTCCAAACGTCAAGAAGGCTGGTGTTGAAGACGTTGCCTAAACTGAAGTCGCCGCCGTTTAATATGTGACAGCACGGCAACGTGTCGCCGTTCCAGAGGACCGCCGTGTAATAGAAGGGCGCCAGACAGAATTTGTCTGAGTGAAAAGGCGCGGGAACATCTGTCCATGTGGTAGTAGTTTGCGGATGTTGCATTGGCCTTTTCAAGTCTTCCGTCATCGGCCACCCTCGCCTAAACTGCACAACAATCTTCCTTTCCTTCACTCGATCAGCCAACGCTATGATTTCATGATGTTTGAACTCGTCAGCCATCACGTTAACGAATAGGCTGCGCGGGTTCTTGGCCTGCTGATTGATAGTTGAAAGGGTCTCGAGGCCGTCTAAGGCTTCATCAAGCTTAGGGCCATGGTGCATGCTGACAATTATACTGCTGCAGTTCTTAAGAATGGCAAAAGCTTTCGACCGTGTAATCAAAGTTGCGTTTGTAACAATCCCTATCATCATGTTAGGCAGAACTGCCCTTGCCTCTTGAGCCATCAGTTCAAACTGCGGATGCAGCAATGATTCGCCATTGTAGCTGAGGTTCAGAATTCTCAGTCTTGGCAGCCTCTTTAATTGTTCCAGCAAAACGCGGAAATTTTCAAGTGTCATGTAACCTTTAGATCTGGCCTTATAGAGTCTCGGATTTTGTCCATAACAAGGGTCACACTGCAGATTACAATAATTAGTGAATTCTACAGCGATTGTTTGTAGGTACGGATCCTCCGGCGATACGGTTAGCCAAACACTCATAACATTCAACATGTCCCATCTAGGATTTTGGCTATTGCTTTCTTCAGCGATTCTTCCTGCTCAAAATCTTCAGTTATTCGATAACCAAGTTCTTGATAGAAGTACCAGGCCCATTGTCTGCCTGTTCTCAATCGAAGTTCTCTTAATTTTTCTTCATTCATTCTTCATCTTGACCCCTAAAGCCTTAAGGATGTCTGCCTCGATCTCCGCAAGTTTCTCTTTGCTCAGTGGCGGTACGTAAGGATATCGGTGGATCTTGTAGTGTCTTTTCTGCAGCACTTGCTCCACATACTCATCGCGTAACTTGACCTTCTCGCTTTTCAAGTGTACAGGTCCATCTAGGAGGAAGCAGTGTTTCTCCCCGTTAGAAAGTTCAGCGTAGGCATCCATGGTTGTTGCATCCAACACAATCTGCTTTTGGTATTCCATGTGCACGCTTGCTTTCTCAAGACGATCTCGCAGAAGAGTAAGGTCGATTCTCACGTCCCATTCAGCATTGCTCACAGTCGGATGCATGCGCTCTCGAAAAGCCAATTTGGAAGAACAACTCCCTTTTCATTATGATATTGCCGGGGACCTGCTGCTGCCGAACAAGGATTTCAATTCTGACATCTGAAAGGAGAAGAGAAAAGTGCTTGCACCCAACAGCAGTCCCCTCAAGCCGAATCCTATTTTCTCTCTGCCTTTTATTCCTTGCTATTTACGAAACTCTTTTATATTTTCCCTGATCTAGTATACTTTGCGCGTTCACAACCGCGCATCAACCACCAACAAAGAACAGCGCCATGCTCGGCTAGGGGCTCCGCGCGGTCTGGGGAGACACTGTCTCTCTCCGAAGGGACCCTTCCCCATAAGATTGCAGGAGCCCTATGCCGGCATGTCGTCAGCTGCGTAAACTTTTCGGTTCTAACGTGTTCTCTGCTGTTTGGTTGAGCGTAAACGTTTTAACACTGAAAACTCGATTAGTACAGGTGTAGGCGATTTCTGAGTGACTGAACAGGTTACAGAGAAAAAGAAAAGGCTGCAGAAGAAGAGCAAAATCGAGTATCTCAACCCTGACTTGCGAGACGAAATTGAACAAAAGATTGTTAATGGCCAGAGTTCAGTGCAGATCAGCGGCTGGCTGAAACAGGAGAGGCACAAGAATATTGGCACCCACTGCGTCAGTGATTATCGCAGAAATGTTTTAGGAGTCATAACTGCTCTAAAAGACACGCATTATGCTAAAGCAGTGCTCGGCGCGAAAGAGAAGATTGATGCGCTGCTAGAATTGTATAAGCTTGTTCAGTTACAGATGAAGCGTTTGAGCATAGGCTTGAAGCTGGAAGAAGACAAAAACACGATGAGCGGCATTGTCGATAAGGGCGTAGCCACTCTCGGAGATATCTTGAAGAGTATACTTGGAATAGAAATGGACTTGGGCCTACGGGCACGAATAAGCAGTGGCGATGTTTCGAAGGGCATGAGCGATGAAGCTCTCAGAGAACTGCTTGAAAGAGTAATGGGTCAGAACGAGCAGAAGGAAAATGAATCAACTCCAGGAACTTCTAACCAGTAATAACGGTCATAGTTCCTTGGATATTTGTCGTGCATTACGAAAGATCATCGTCGCCGCTCTCAAAGAAGACTTGCCAGAAGGACTTTACCCTTATGAGACGAGGGTTAGCGATGACATCATGCGTGTGACTTTGAACGCGAAAGGAGAAGAACTCTTCATACTGCAGTGCCGGCAAAGTGGCAAAACAGAGGCGGTATGCATAAGCTTCCTCACGCTCAGCATCTTCTTCACGAAAATTTTGAAGCAGCACGTGCGCATTGGCGTGTTCGCTCCTGCTGCAAGCCAGTCAATCCTGGTTGTAAAGGAACGTCTCAGACGCAGATATATGCGGATCAAACTGTTACTCGATATGCTTGGCCTTAGACTAATAACCGGAGATTCAGTATATAGCGAACTTTTCGTTATACGGAACATTGCTGAAAACGTTGATGCCCGCATCCGCTGCCTAAGCATAGGAGAAAAAAGCAATGTAACCAGCGAAACATTGAACCTCATTGTCATCGAACAAAGCGAAGATGTGGACCCGTTGAAGATGACGCAGGAAGTATTCCCCATGAGCGCTGCTGTAGGTGGAGCGCGCATCTTGGATGGCACACCGAAAAACGTGGTTATCAACAGCTACTTCTATGATGCCTGTACCAAACGGGAAGACCGCAGCAATATTACACGTGTCGACTGCCACGAAGCAAGCCGATGGAACAAACGATACGCTCTATTCGTGGAGAATGAACGTGAAAGACTGGGTCCGGAAAGCATCGGGTTCCGAACTCAGTACGAGCTGCAATGGGCTTTAGGCATTGACAAATTCACCACACTGGAAACGTTGCAGGACATGAGCAGGAAACAGCCTCTCGTAGTACCGATGGTTGATGGAAAGCCAGTGTTCAACATTTATGCTGGCTGGGATGTGGCAAAACAAAGCGACCGCAGCGTCATCACCTTCGGCTATGGTGAAGGTGACATGGCCCATATTCTGGAATGGATGGAGTTTGAAGGCACAGACTATCCAGTGCAAAGCCAGCATGTAGCTCAACGATGCCTGGAACTGGGCGCGCGGCAGATCTGCATAGACAGTGCCGGCGTCGGAGATCCTGTGCTGGATTACTTCCGCAAAGAATGGCGTAATCTGCCCGGCGGCGGAGCTCGCCTGGACATCCAGGGCATCCGAACAAACGAGATACGCGAAGAAGACATCACAAGCAAACTCATGCTTAACTGCTTCAGAAAGAAACTCATAGATTTTCCCAGTATCAATGAAGCAATTGCCAGACGCCAGCGTCGCCAACGAGACAGGTTTATCAGAGAATTCCTAGACCTGAACATGCTCTGGAAGGGCAACATGCTGCATTTGGCCGCGCCGGAAGGCTACGATAAGCATGATGACTATCCCAAGAGTTGTGGGCTCATGCTGCGAAGCATATTGAAGCCGCCTGTGAAATTGGCTATCAGGAGTGTAGACTTTTGATTGCGCATAAGATGATGCAGAAAGAACTTGAAGAATTCGCCTTGTCCATGACTGGAAAGCCCATTCTTGATGATGCGGGCCTGAAAATAGGCAAGATTATTGACGCAAACTGGAATTCGAGCAACGGAATCATATATAAAATCATGTTTGACAAAAACAGGCTGTCTGTGAAATTGGCTGTCAGGAGTCTGGAACGATGACGTTGCCTCGAAACTTCGAAGAGTACCGTCAGCAATACAGTAGCCTCAGCTTCAACGATTTGAAAATGCTGAACCTGACTTGGTACCACATATTTCCTGAACAACTGCATTTCAGACAGGAATTCTTCTGCAACGCTGTTCGAACCGCCAGTGAAGAATTGAAGAAGCCTCTGCTGGACATCGTGGAAATCGGCGGCTACCAAGGCGAACTTGCCCAAGCCGTAAGCTGCAGCGTAGGATGCAAGTCGTGGCTTAACATTGAAATTATCCAGCACAATCCAATGCAGGGCTTGCCCCAGACCTACAGAGAACACGTTTTAACCCTGCCCCTATGGGTGGAACGAGTTCCCCTGCAAAAGTACGACCTACTCATAGCTTCAGAAACGCTGGAACACTTCAACGATGAGGAAGTGATGTACCTCATGAATTATGTGGCAGAAGCCAGAGTGAAGTACCTAGCCTTCCAAATCCCAATTAATGAAGAAGGGCAAGATTGGAAGGGCTGGACTGCAAGTCACGTTTTAACGATGGGTCGGAAAGAATTTCGCCAGCTCCTCAACAGTAACTACATATTGATAGATTCTTTCGACGGCGTTACTGCTGACAACAGCAACCTTGCCTGGTTCTGTACATGGAGATTGAGAGTATGAGTAGTGGACTGAAACAAACCCGAAAGGATAAACTGCAAAACTGGCTGCAGAATCTACGAGATCCAGGCTCTGCCAAAGCTCTAGCAAGCTTGGAAGCGAATGGCTATTGCAAAACAGGCGTCGACGAGTTCGGCCGTAAAGTAATTTGGCTCACGCCATTTGGCCTCAAAAAAGCTTTGGAGACGAAAGCATGAGTTTTGACCGAAAACCAGCAGGAAAAGACCTTCGATACCGTAAGGCTGTAGAGCCTACAAGAGGTTTGAACCCATTCGTCCAACAAGGTAGAACTGTCCGATTCCGTTGCGGAAGCTGCGGTTGCCTGCTTAAGGTCGCCGTTAAAGACATCGGCGGTGAATGGGAAAAAAAATGTCCAGCCTGTGGAATGGTCCATGTCGTCAACAGGAAACCAGCAGGGCTGGATTCTCGCCAGCAAGCAGCGAACGAGCGGATGATGCTGGCCATCCAGGAAGCATTAAAAACATGAGGTGATGACGATTGGAAGAAGAACTTTTCAAAGCTAAAGCTCCAAGCGCTCCCGGCGCCAATGACAGTGAAGTGAAAGCGCTCGGCATGACTTTAGACTGCAATATAAAGGAACTTCGCATACTTGTCAACGGCGTCGATATTACCAAGACAATCAAGCTTCAGGAAGTTCGCATAGTAAGGGAAAAGAAGGAACCATGATGAAACGCCAGGTGATTAACCGTGACCTCTGCAGAAAATGCAGTGAATACGGCTGCGTTACATGCAGCAACATCAAAAGGAGCAAAAAATAATGCCATGGGAAAACATTGTTGAAAAAGTCGGAGTAATAGCCAAGGCAACTGCGCCGTTGACCGAGTTTGAAAAGGAAATCCGCAAAGCTGACCGTACGGTAATTCCGGAATATATATGGGAACCTAGCTACAAGATACGTGAGCCTATCTACAACTTCGAAGAGCTCATGCTGATCGCGCGCACTCACTGGGTTTTGAAGAATGTTTTCGGCACGATCATCCGTGAAACCATGAGTCCCGGCTGGCGTTTAGAACCTGCTTTTATCGGCAAATGTCCAGAATGCAAGAAGGAATTCAATGATCCGCCGCCTGACAACAAATGTCCAAAGGACAAAGAATCACTCGTGCCTCCTGACACGGAACAGGAGCAAAGAGCCCTGGAACTGCTGACGAAACCAAACGAGGAAAACACCTTCTACGAACTCTTGAAGAGCACGCTGATGTATGACCTGAGCCTAGATAACTATTTCATGACTATCAGCTACAAATATCTAGCCAATCCCGACCCCGAAAAATTCAATGAACTACTGAAGATCCCAGCTGAGCTGAACGTAGAAGATCCGCGATACTTCCGTGTTGTTGCCGATGACAAAGGCCACATCGGAGATCCTAACCAGCTTTTCTGTCCAGAATGCTGGAAACCAGATTTTGTCTATGCGCCTCCAATAGTTATCTGTCCAGTCTGCGGTAAGCCATTGGAGAAAACAGCATACGTGCAGCGTGTAGGCGGAGCCGTCAAAGCAAGATTCACCAAAGACGAAGTTATCCACGGCAGCAGTGACCGCTGGGTACCGAATTTGTATGGTGAAAGCAGAATCATCTGCCTCTGGAAAATCCTGCTGAGCATACAGGCAATGGATGACTTCAACATAGAACTCTACACTGAAGGAAAACTGGGCAGCATCGTCAATTTTCCAGGCCACGAACAGGAAGAAGTCAACGAGATCATGGACCAGTTTGAGCAGGAAGCCTTGCGCAAACGAGTCTACGACCCCGTGCTCCGCAGATTCCGGACAAGCAAGAAAGTCCGCACTATGATGATAGCCAGCAAAGACCCCATCAAAGTCACTCGAGTCATGGAAGACTTCAAACGCATGCAAAGCATCGAATTCTACAAGTTCTGGAGAGCAGCCTGCGGCGCCGTGTACTCGGCCCAGCCAGTCTTCACAGGCGACATAGAATCAGGCAAAGCCGGCACCACACCTATGATGCAAGTCACAGTCCAAGACCGCGCCATACGCGAGCATCACAAGAACCGCGAGGACATAATGAATAACCGTGTGTTTCCAGCCTTCAACATTACAGACTGGAAATTCAGGTTTAACACGCTAGAACTTCGAGATGAACTGCGGCTCACCGAGATCGGCCAAATCAAAGCAAACACTGCCTTCACTTGGCTGAAAGCAGGCTTTGACGTTCGCCTCAACGAAAGAGGAGAACTGGAAGTTTCTGGAGAAGGAGAGCTTACAGAGCAAGGTAAAAAGAGTACGCCCTCACCGCCCGAGAAAATTGGCATTGAATCTGAAGCCACCGGCGAAATTCGAGAAAGAACCGGACGCTTCGCGCCGAAGCCTGCGGGACAACAAGCTGAAAACTACAACAAATCCATGATAGATGATCTAGTATTACTTTCGAAGTCAAGTTCCTCTATAGATCCTTTCATGGAAGCCTGCAAGGTCCGGGTTAAAGGCTGGGTGAAAGACCCTGAAGATTTCTGCGGCGCCTTCTGGAAAGACAAAGAACAATGGTATCATGGTCCCCAGAAAACAAGCTTCGTTAACCCAAAACTGCAAGAAACAACAACGGAACAGGTCCTTGCTAAAGAAGACTCTCCCGTCACCACTGCAACACCGGGCATCCTGAACCCGACTGCTTCAGCCCCGAAGAAGAAAAGATGGGTGGACCCTACGAAACAGCGAGTAAACAAGGAGGACTTAAGCCGGAGAGCCTAACTGCCATGTCGGTTCCTGGAGAACTTGTTGATCAACAGTTGCTGTTTGACCATGCCTTATGTCACGCGCTCTGGTGCAGAAAAAAAGATGTGCCAGACGCGGTGCCAGGCTGGTCGATAGAGGATCTGGTTGATTATCACTGGTTGCTCCAGGCAGAAATGGACAGACGTGGGTTCGTCCATAAAACTTATGATGATCTAGATGGCGTGACCGTGGGCAAAAGCACCGTTCAAAGCCTCAAGAGCACAGTCTCACAAATAAACGCCAAAAGCGTTTATCTTGCCCCGCCCCATGCACGTATGATTTGGAACGGCGAAAAAAGCCTCACTGTAAAATGCCGCAATTACAGCGGCATGCTCAACAAACCGCTCTACTGGGCTGACGATGAATATGTCTATGGAGTTCTCAAATTCACGGATATCGAGCCTATTACGCTCGAGCAGTTCAAGAAGCTCCAGCCCCAGCACAAGATCAGCGACAAAGAGCGAACTCGATGGTGGCCCGACGCCAATATGCTCTACGCCTACACTCTCAAGATTCTCAACCGCTTCAAAACTCCACAATCCTACAAGTACCAGCGAGGAGTACAAGTCTTTTTCCCGACGCCTGAATGGAAAAGCGACGCTCGAGACCTCACAATCGCCGTCGACCTGGATGGCACAATAGCCGACACCGACACTAATCTGCCGATTCCAGAATGCTATACACAAGCAAAACCGAAAACTCTCGCGCAGGAAAGCATGAAAGACCTCAATGACTTGGCAAACATCGTCATTTACACCGCTCGAGATCCCCGGTACTATGAGCTCACTGCAGGATGGCTTGACAAGAACGGAATTTCCTATGATGAGCTCATACTAGGCAAGCCCGTTGCTGACATGTACATTGACGATTTAGCAGTGAACTTCTGTGACAACTGGAGAGATGTTGTCGGAGTAGCCCATGCTGCTGCTGAAATGTTCAGCGAAGAAAAACAAACTCCTGAATCTGCAGGACCCGGCGGAGAAACAGCAGTCGAAATGCACCCTACCACTTACCAGGAAGCCGTCAGAACTGTTCATTCTCCAGAGCAAATCGGCAAAAGCGACCTCATTGTCGAGGACGGCCAGCTTATAGCGAAGGCATCATTGCCGAAAGCAAACAAGCCTGCCACCCGGTACTATGACGTCAAGAAGCTTCCATCCCTTCTCAGAAGGTTCGCCAATGTTCTTGTTGAGCAAAAGTTTGACGGCATGGATATGATGCTGAGCAAGGAAAAAGTTTGGAGTGGCAGGGGACTTGACAAGACAAGTCGTGTTCCCCATATTATTGAGGAGTTGAAAAATTGGCCCCACGAATCATTCATCCTCCATGGACAAGCGATGATGTATTCGGACAGTCAGCCGATGCACCGGACATTAGCAATCGGATACTTGAATGGGGAGGCCCCGGTAGAGGAAGGCCGCAACCTCCGAATATGGATCTTCGACATCATCGAGTTAGACGGAAAAAGCCTCGCGGACATGCCCATGATAGACAGACTGAAACTGCTCAGAAAAGAATTCAAAGGAACCGTGCATCTGCCCATCATAAAACCTGAACAGTTTACCGTTGTACCGCCAAGCAAAACCGCAGAAGCAGCTGAACGCATGGGCAACCTGAAGGGCAGCGAAGGCGCCATGCTCTTCGACGCACAAAGCCAATGGAATACTAAGCGAATCATCAATTTCGGATGGTGCCTTACAGGCGGTAATTTTATTTTCACCGAATTAGGGCTTCAACAATTGCAAGATGTAAAAATCGGCGACCTTGTACTTCCAAAAGATGGTTTATGGCATCAAGTTCGCCATATTTTCACAAGACCTATGAGAACAACAGAGATTCTCCATGATATTAAAACTCAGAAGGGCTTGAAAGTTCGGCTCACTTCCACACATCAGGTCTTAACAAAAACTTTGGAATGGTTATCAGCTGACAGATGTGATCCGCTAAGTACAGCAATTTCTAAACCAATCTTCGATTTTGGCAAAGCTCCATGTGAACTTGAGCTAAATCACAAGGGGTACATTAAAAATATTGAAATAAACTCTGATTTTCTCAGATTCTTAGGGTTCTGGGTTGCTGAAGGGCACAATGATAATAATGGAGGTATCTATCTTAGTCAAAATGATGCTGAAAGTCATGTTCTTGACACATATGCTGAAATAATACAGAATGTTATCCATGCTGAACCCCATATTGGAAACTATGAGGGAAAACGAGTTCTGCGTTTCTGGGACGCGCCACTATGTAGATGGTTAATTCAAAATTTCAGAAGTCGAGATTCACACAAAACGGTTCCATGGTGGCTCCGCAATTCAGATTTTGAAGCTTTCTGGAACGGCTGGATAGAAGGAGATGGCGGTCATGACAAAACTCGTTTGGATAATGTAGGCACTTCATCCTGCTATTTGGCAGGTCGCGCTTATTTGATAATGCTAAGTCTTGGCAAAAATGTGTCTCTCAGTCTCACCCAACCGCGAGTGGGACAGGCTCATTTCAAACTTCAATTACTAAAAGGTGGTGCATATTCCTGCTTAAAAACATATAACTCTCCTGTGGCTACAGATGGCAATGATCTTCTATATGATTTGGAAATAGAAAACGAAGATTCTTATTCATTACCAAACTTGATAGTTCATAATTCCAAGTGGAAGGGGCAGAAAGAAATCGACGTCCTCGTCGTCAAGAAAGAACGTAAACAGGAAGGCTGGCGCTATCTCGGCGCGATAGGCCCCATCAATGACGCGCAGGCGAAGACTCTGCCGGCAAACCGTATTGCAGAAATGAAAGGCAAGAAGTGGCTTATCATGGGCCACACGCACGTTTCAGGCGTAGAAGCAGCTGAGGGGGATATCCTCAGAGTTCGCTGCTTGGAAATCGTCAAAAACAACCATTACGACTACACATACCAGAATGCTGTTCCCATGTACCAGCCTGAAAAGAACGTGCCGGATGGTCTGGATACAGCTGAAGAATTGGCCAGTCAAACCCTTCAGAAAGCCGATGACGTAGCAGGATATCTGCACATGCTCGTGCCTATCAGTCCAGGACGACCGCTTCCTACACCTGAAGAAATCACCCAGTTCAAGAAAGCCTCTGACTACATAGAAAAAAGGGCTAATCGCCAAAAATGCATGCGCTGCGAAGACCCTCCGACAGTCGATGTGCTCTATGCTGAAGGAATGGGCCGCGCTTGGTTCTGCGATAAAGACTTCGAAGAATGGAAACAAGAGCCCGGCGGTCCCTGGGAAAAAGAAGATCCCGAATACGATGCTGCTTACACGCATGAGAAGGACATCTGCAAAGTCTACAAAGTCACAGACGGTGAAGTTCCTGTCCACTGGAAAGAACATTCTCAACAGCATGATGAGAAAGTTCAGAAACAGTTTGCATCTGATCCTGACAGCGGTTCACAGCAGTTTGAACCGGGCAGACTTGACCAGGGCATTATGACTACAACAACGAAGCCTGAGCCCAGCGCAGATTCTACGGGTCCAGAAGGTTCAGCTGGCATAACAAAAATCAAGGACATAGACACGTATGATCCGGCCAAGATTGATGACCGCGTCCTTCTCGACGATCATAGAATATGTTTTGTACCGGATACTCCATTGTGGGCTAATAGTTCATTCGGGCTGATGTGTGATAGTCAAGACAAAGAGAGAGTGATGGGCCTCGATGGGTATGAGCCTGTTGAAGAAGTTTTCACTCGACATTACAAAGGACCTATGATCAGTCTGAAAATTGGTCGTATGGATGAGTTTCTCATTACCCCAGAGCATCCTATCTGGGTGGTGCCTCTGTTTGAGGAACATAATCATCAACTTGGTTTAGGTTCACGAAGATGGTGGAATGCTTACGGAGGAAGAAAAAGAGAAATTACCGTCAATGCAGATTTTGTATCTGCAGAAAATCTGAGACGTAATAGTCATGCTGTTATAGTGCCAATCCCTTCAACAATCCCGACGAATCTACCAGCAATTTTCTTTTCGCTTGCTGGTTGGTACTTAGCAGAAGGGTTTCCAACATCTTCCCGTTGCATTCGTTTCTCTCTAGGACCAAAGGAAATCGAATATGCTGAAACAATTCGACAACTTGTTTTTTCATGGGGAATAAATGATATTTCAATTAAACCTTTGCCGAAAGAAATTCGAGTTGAGGTTCATTCCCGAGAACTTGTCGATCTTTTAATGACTCATTGCGGACATTATGCACGATATAAGACTCTGTCGCGTCTCTTGTTAGAAGCTGAGCCTGAAAAACTTCGTTTGCTCTTGGATGCTTATGAGAAGGGAGACGGTTCAAGAGACAAAAATGGTGTTACCACAAGTTCAGCGTCTAAGGCACTTACATATGCATTGTTTCTGATTCGATTAAAATTGAATAAACCATCAAGCATAAGTCATCGCCAACAGAAAAAATGGTCAAAGAACTTCCTATGGGAGCTTCGATGTTCTAATAATCCACGACATGACTACTGGCAATGGAAAAATTATTATTGTTTCCCAATTCGCAGAGTACAAATAATAGATTATGATGGAGAAGTTCGCAATCTACGGATAGCTTCTGGAACTTATTGCGTTCCCTTTGTCGTGCATAATTGTCATGCTTGGTGGAGCACACTGCAAAGCGGCAAACCTCTAGTGCATGATAAGCCAACGGTCAAAGCTCTTCACGATGCCATCGCCAGAGAAATTGAAAAACGCGGAATGAACCATAACACACCATTAGAAAAGGAAGAGCTGACGAAAGCAAATGGCGGATTTACTTATGCTCCCGGCGGGGTCATAGGCGTTCCTGGAATGGGCGGCGGCGAAAGAGTTCCCGACCCTGCAGACAATACTTTCCATGAAATCACACCGTTACAGTATATGCGAGCTGACGAGACATCATTGACATCTCATATTTTCTTCAAAGGGCCCGAAGGGTACGCGAAAGCTCAACAATGGAAAGCTCAAGTAGAAAACCTGTTTGAAAGCATCGGCATCAGCAACTACAAAATTTCTATCGATGAAGAAGCAGACGGTTGGGTCGCCACCGTGAGAGCCTCAGCAACTGACCCTGAAAAACTGAAAGAACGCATAGACACTCTGCAGAAACAGTTATGGCCGCCGTGGACTGGCCATAGAGCAGACCCGAAAACGGGAAAGCCTCTTTCGTCTGAAAGGCCGCCTGTTAACCCGACGGAAAAACAGATGCCGCCCGAAGAATCAACTCGGCAAGGTCCTGTAACATGGACTCCGAGCCGGGGAGCAGCAGCTGACGCGGTTGAGCTTGCAACCTGGAATCTCCGGTTCCTCGGTACAAGCGGAGAGAAAACTTTTCCGCGCAAAGACTGCGATGATGAGCAGTGTCGCACCGATAAAAGGTTGAATGCAAGCGCCATATTCGAAAACAGCGGTACGAACGTTCTGCTTGACTGCGGAAGCAAGGAGCTCGCAGCGAAAGTTCAAACACGCCTTGATGCAGTCTGCGTCACTCATGCACATCCGGACCATATAGACGGCCTGGAATTTCTGTCTGAAAACGTGCCCATATACATGCACCGTTCTACATGGCGTGACATACGCGAGCAGCGTCCTGAATACGCTGAGAAACTGAGCCGCAGAGAACTTCACTTCTACAGCAGCTATAACGCCATCAGAATCGGAAACGTGAAGGTCCGCTGGCTCCCAGTTAAACACAGCTTGAAAGTTCAAACGTTCGCCATCCGCATCAACGGCATCGTACTCTACAGTCCCGACTGCCTAGAAATAAGTGACAAGTGGCTTGGCGGTGTGGAAACCTGGATCATAGATGGCGCAAGCCTCACTCGAGACATCGTTCGAGAGCAGGACGGTGAAGATTATGGGCATCAAAGCATCTTGAATAGTCTGAAACAGGCGAAAAAGAACAGTGTGCCCCAAGTGATAATTACTCATGTTGGACATTTGGGCGTGAAGCAAGAGGATATGCCGGAAGCTTTGTCAAAGATTGCGTTGGAAGCAGAATATGACAAGCCAGTGCTCGCTGCACATGACGGTTTCGTATTGCCAGGGGGATTGAAAAAAGCAGCTGACCCGCTGCCTGAAACAAAAGAAGGTTATCCCTACCCAGCTAACTTCTATAAGGGTCCAGATTGGCTGCACAGCAAATCTTTCACGTATATCATTCATCATCATTTTCCATATGGACCTAAAATCAATAAGGAGAAAAAGATTGAGCCAGGCACTGCCGGCGATATTAAAATCTCAGGTTCGACGCCCGGCGAGTCAGGAGGGCAACCGCCCAGAGATGCCATAAGCGCCCCGAGAGACCCGGCTGCCGCTGAACGTTACGTGCTTGACCAGCTGAAATCTGAATTGGTAAAGGGTGAAGAAGAAGAAGAAATCAGTAAAGGTAAAGGCGGTTTCCGTGAACATTGGGAAACCAGGCAGGATACAGGCGACGCGAAAAGCCTCTTAGGCTGGACTTTCCTTACATATCCTTGGGAGAAAACTCAGAGATTCTTCAGCGGTAGCATCAAGGGCATGACCACGGCCAAACCGGCCATTCCTAAACAGAGCACTAAAAAGTTTCCTAGAGGCTGGCTAGACGTCCAGGGCCTACGCAAACCAGTGATTCTCGGCGGAGAAGGATCTGCAGCTGAAACAAACAGGTGTGGTTTCTATGAGATTTTGGAAGAAGGCACGTTCAAGTACGGGGTCCAAAGAAACAATCTCCACGAATACTTCTTCTATGGAAAACTCCTCCGGGGCAGATGGATCTTCCGGCTCCTTAAGCTTGCGTCTGGCAGCCCTAGATGGCTTGCCTTTCGACCACCCGACCAGCAACCCATGGACCCAATTAAACATGAAGATGATGGCCACTATAGACTTGCGGGAGAGACTGAAGCCCCGGTCCAAAGTCCAGGAGAAGAAAAGAAGCCGATAGAGGGATGAAGATGAGTTTGAAGAAGTTTTTAGGGATGGAGAGGGAAGCGCCGAAAACCACGGAGTTTCTAGGTCGGCGAATGCAAGACAAACTGTCAGTCTATAAATGCTGTACTTGTGAGGACAGTTCAAAAAAGGGTCATGCCATACCGTTTCTTTTCCATAAAACTGGTCGGGGAAACAAATGTCCCATCTGCGGCAATTCTAAGATGCAGAAAATCAGCATCAGAGCCGTCATGCAGCTCAGATGGAATAAGGCGGTGCGCCAGCAGCTCCTATCTCTGCGGAATTGAAATATACATCATGCAACTCTTATCATTCTTTTCGCACAAACTAAGTTAACCGCAAAAAATGGGTAAAGGTAAAGGATACTCCTCTTCTTTTTTGAGGAGAACTAGAACAGCTTTCCCAATTTCACTTTCAATCGAATATTCATAGGCATCATGGTACCACATGTTCTCTACGGAGACCACAATAGCAAACCATCGCTTGCATTTTTGACATCTTCTTAGACCGATGCCATGAGTATGCCAGCCTGCAACCGTGTAGATAGGAGTGTGTTTCACCTCAACCTCGTTTACTTTAACATCCATCATCGTCGGATAAGTTGAACCTCTTTTGAAATGACAGTAGGGACACATTATAGTTCCTAATGGACTACCGACCATATTATTCACCCTTTGCGGTTATAACCTATTAAATGCGCATTAGTCTAAACCATGTTTGAAGTATCGGAATCCTTGACTTGGTTTGATAGTTACTGGTTTTATCGGAGTCCATGATTCGCTATGAAATCGCAGTTCCTGTTTTCCATCTTGTTCTCCCATTGCTTTGGAAATGAAATAGCCCAATACTTGGCCTTTCACAGCAAAGTAAAGGCGGACCTCGAGATCTTCTGGAAAATCTATATCATTATAATTATGGTACCATCCGAAGCCTGGGGCCCGTGCTGCTTCAGAAACTGCACCTGTAGTTTCAGGGAATACATATTGAAGAATGCGCTGAGGAAAACGTGACATTCCCCAGTAGCAATAGCGATGTTCGCTCTTTTTACCATCCTTCAATTTATGGTCAAGCACTTTCTGGCTGTTGCAAACTAATATGCCGATAACATCTTTCATGATTATCTTGTTGTAGTGGTAATGCGAGACTAAAAAGTGTTGCCGTTACAACAGAACAATGACAGAGGCGGATTGGCTGTTACGGTCTTAAGCCTAACCCTCGGGTTAATCACACCGCATCCCATTCCGTTTATGCCTCTTGACGGTTTGCCGTTGAAGCACGGTTCTCGCTCGGGGGCTCCCGTCCTGAGTTTGCTCAGAGTTTAGCCTTAAGTGTGGTCTCCCTTTTGAGTCCAGCCAACCCTAAAGGTGCTATCATGATAATCGGAGACAAGAGCCCTTAGATACTTTCGCCCTCTTACCTCCGATGCGGGAATGACGAACCGAATTCGCCATCGCCCTGCGCCAGAGCCCCCTTACGAAGGGGACTCAAGAAATCTTCTAAACACAACTGGCTAATAAGCTCTTCGCCGCGCGCTAGTCCAGAACAGTTAAAAATATAGTCAACTGCACGCTAGAACAGGTAAGTATTATGTCAAACGCTGCAACACTTTTGGCCGAGCTTGAGAAAAGCGCATTAGCCGGAGACCCGATGGCACGCCAGGTCCTTGAACATCCCATCACCGAACTTCTGCTGAAAGAACTTGTTGACTCCCCCGTTCCCGCCTACATACGATTCGATGTTCCAGCCGCAGGATTACTCCTGAAGGACGGCAAACGCAGAATCATCCACGGCTACGCCAGCGTCGAAGTCATCGACAAACAAAACGAACTTGTCACCATCCCCGCCTTGCAGAAAGCATGGGACAGAATGAAGGCAGCCGGCGAAAAATACGCTAACATCAACCTGGAACACAGCAACATTACCATCGGCAAAATCCTTCTCAAAGAAACCGTTGAAGATTCAGAAGGCAAGAAATACTGGAGCCACGTCGACGATAAGGGCCTCTATGTGGTCGCTGAATTACGCGATGATATAGAAATCGCTGACAAAGTCTGGGAAATGGCTAACAAGGGCGAACTTAACGCTTTCAGCATTGGCGGACGGGCTCTCGGCGGAAAAACTCTTGTAGCGCAGGCGCGCTCGGGCGCGTTCTGGAAGATTGATGATCTTGAACTTTACGAGATTACGGTTTGCAAACGTGGCAAGAACACGGAGAGTGGGTTCCAGGTTCTCAAAAGCTACTTGGATCATGGGCTCATCACGGAAGAAATGTTCCTGCAGAAAAGCGCAGAACTGAAGAACAGCGAGAAGCTTGTGAAGGAGCTGTCTTTTCTGCCGAACCTCATGGGCAAAAGCCTCATCATCCGCAAAGAATTCGTGTGCCAAGTCGGAAGCAGCGTGGAGAAAGGAGAAGGCAACGACTTTGACTTGCTCATAAAAATGGATACTGACAATCCTATGCGGAGACATGTTGAGACACGAATCCTCAAAGCATTGCCTAATGAGCTCTGGGACAAACTTGAATTCATCTTCGGCGACGAAGGAGGGCCTCACGATGCTTATAGGCCCCTATTTGATCTTGCACTCGTGCCCTGCGATAGTCTCGGTAAGATTGACATGATAAAGGCAGAAACGTCACAGTCAGGCGAACCGTCTAGCGCTCAGTCAAACATAACACTTAAAAACATAGAAGGTCGAACATCAACCACTGAGGACTCAAAAATGTCCGAAAAAGTAGAAAAAACAATTGGAACACCAGGAGTCGTAGGAACTGGAACAGGACCAAACACAGGCGGAGTAACAGGAACTTCTGCAACGGGACCGAACATAGCGACCATGCGCTCCAAGATCAAGGAGCTCGAAGCAATGCTGCCCTCTGAAGGAAAAGAGGGAGCAGTCAAAGCTGAAGTAAAGCCAGGTGAAGAGGAAAAGCCAGAGAAAGAAGCTGCAAAACCAGAGGAAGAGAAGCCCGAGGGTGCAGTGAAGGAAGGCGCAGCTAAAGATGCTGGCTGTAAGGCAGGCAAATATCCGCTGCCAGGCGAGAAAGAAGGCGCCGCAAAGGCTGATGCGAAACCAGGAGAGGAAGAGGACGAAGAAGAGGATGCTAAGGATGCTGCTGGCAAGACCAAATTACCATATCCTCCTGAAGACGAGAAAATGCTCAACGACCCAGAAGTCATCTCCACTCTCGAGGGACTTGAAGCAAAAGGCAAAATGCCTCCAGGCTTGAAACGATACATTGAGGAACACCGCAAAAAGAGCGATTCTCAAAGAATCGCAGACATCGGAAAAGCCGTTGCTGAACTAACGAAAGCAGTAGCAACATTGCAGAAGAGCGCCACTGCCGTCGATGTTGATGGCATCGCCAAGAAAACCGCTGATATTCTGAAGAGCCAAAGCGCAACAGTTAGAAAGTCTGCATTCACAGGCGACAACGCACCGGAAACGCCCGGAACTCCAGGTGCAGCTGCACCCGGCCAGCCGTTGACCTTGCAGACATTGCATGAGCTGCCATGGACTAAGGTCCATGACGTGAGTGATCAACAGCGCGCAGCGCGCTTACGGGAGAGTGCATAAGCATGTCAGGAAGAAGCATATTTGAAATCAAAACCCTCGAAGATATGGAACGATACTACTACGGTCTCGGCATAGCCGACGTAATGAAGGCAGACGCACCAATCCTAACCACGCAAGGCGGAATCTACAACCCGATTTACGGCGCCAAAGTATGGTCACAACTCAACCTTGAAGCCAACACTTTTGCTTTCCTGCCCAAAGCAGTATGGGACCACAGTGGCTTCCGTGTACTAACAGCAAGAGCCCCAATCACCGGCTCATACACAGTAGCTCCGGGCGGGCTTGCTGAAGGATCTGCATTGCCAGATACGACAAAGCCAGCATGGAAACAACTCTACAGCAAACCAAAAATCGTGGGCCACACGTTCAACGTAGCTGAAATGATACAATACTTGGGTGGAATCGACGACTCACTTGGCGATGTCATGCGCCAGATGAGAGAATACATGGGCCTGCACCACGCAGAACACATCAACATCATGCTCAACGCTGAAGGAGTTGCCTCTACAGCAGTCCAAGAAGGCAATGACATCCAAACAATTGACAGAATTGTTTCAGCAAAAGTCGAATCAGACGGAACCTGCTTCATGGCCGATGGCTCCAGCACACCAGACGTAGTCAGCAACGACGTGTACGTGAACGGAACCCTAGTAGACAGGTCAGACGCCACAAACTACAGCTGGGCAGACGCCATCATCAGCTACCACGCAACCAAAGGCAGCCTGAGAAGCCTCACACTAGACCTTTTGGACGACATATTCCGACAGATCTGGAAGGCAGGCGGAACCCCCAAGATAATCCAGACCGGATACGACACACTCAAAGCAGTCCAGAGACTGCTCCAGGCGCAACAGAGATTCGTCGAATACAAGACTGTAGTCCCAACCTACGGCGGAGTCAGAGGAATTGAAGGCATCGCAGCCGGATTCATCGTTGCAACCTACAACGGAGTACCCATACTTCCGACCAAGAACAACCTGCAAGACAAACCAACCGCAACGCCAGCTGGACTCAGCAGACTCTACTTCCTAGACACAGACTACTTGCTCTTCAAAGTCGCAAAACCAACACAATACTTCGAGGCAGGCATCAGCACCGGCAACCCATTCGCAATCAACTTCATCGGAGACAAGGGCCTGTACAGGACCATGGGAGACGTAATCTGCACTCGTTTCAATGTCCAAGGCAAAATAAGAGACTTGAAGGAGTAGTCGATTAGCATGGGAACTTGCACGGTAACACTGGATACAACTGCTTTCGTATCAGAAGTATCCGGTGGGAGAGCCCAACAGAGAGGCCAAAGGATCATCAGAGGCATCATCGCAGCTTCAGGTTCATATGCAAGCAACGGCGATCTTTGCGATCTTGCCAACTATTTTCCACGCTCCGGCTTTGACCAAACCGTCAAGTACCGCGTTATCCTGAACCCATTGTCCAACACGGGCAACCGACTCGGCGTCTACGACCATGCGGCTAAGAAACTCAAAGTCTACACTGCATTAGGTGCGGAAGCAACCGGCGACCAGTCTGTGAACGGAATCTTCGGCTTCATAGCTGTCGGAGAGTGACCTAAACGGCGACTGACGCATCAAAAGCCACAAGCAGCTCACTTTCAGTGGCAGGCGGCATACCAGTCACCACCCTAGACGATGCAGCGTTCGAATGCGAAATCACAGAACGAACCACCGGACGATCACAAACGCTCATCCGAGGAATATTCAAACCGAAATACTACAAGACAGGCGGTATCCTCTGCAACCTAGCAACACTCACAAAATATTTTCCGCTGGAAAACTATCGACTCATCTGCCAACTAGACAACACAGGAACCTACTACAATCTGTATGATCATGCAAACAAAAAGCTGAAGATGTACTCGGACGTTAACACTCAAGTTTCAGACAAAGTTGATGTCAGCGCGCTTGAAATCCCGTTCATGGCGGTCGGTGAATAACATGGCAGAATCAAACGCGAAGAGACTGTTCTTCGGAAATCCAACCAAAACAATCAGCATGAAACCATTGCCCAAAGGCGAACGGAAAGCTTTCGGCGAACCAGGAATCGAACCAGCCAAAAATCCGATGCTACCACCCGGCGCAGTCGTGCTATGTTACGGCAATTCTCCAGTTCAACCACAAAACGATGTACCCTTTAAGGTAGTGAATGATAGACCTGTTTGGCCTGAAAAGCCAAAGAATTAGTGTTCCAACCAGAGGTCACTACCTTTCCCAAGTTTTTTTCGGGCAGACATTCCGAGCTATGGAAAAATCGAGGCTGAAGAAACAATGGTAGAATATGACTCTGTAGACGGAGAATCCATCAGTTTCACCATACAGAAAACATCTCTGAAGGATTTAAGCGGCAGTATTACCGTCCGAAACATCGGCTCGGCAAATCTTGCCAGCAGCTTTACAAGTCAAGCTGTCAACAATCTTTCTTCTAGCATCACGGTTCTGAATGTTGGTTCAAAAAACCTTTCATCCAGTATCACAATTCAAAAATCAGCCAGTCGTCCATTGTCTTCAAGTTTCATTGCGCGAGGAGCAGGCACTAAGGCCCTATCTTCAAGCCTCACTATTCGGAAATCGGCAACTAAAGCACTGAGCTCAAGCATCACCGTTCGGAAAAGCAGCTCCAAGAATTTAAGCACTAAATTCGGAGTTGCCCGATTTGCAAATCTCAGCTGCAAGTTTGGCATCACCCAAAACGCGAATCTCTCATGCAGCTTTTGGATCACAGCACCGACGTACACGGTGGAGCGCATCAACAACTTCGTCATCCAGAAGTCATATAGCCCAGCATCACGTCCAACAACTAATGATTATGCGACGATCATGGAGCAGGATGTGATTGGCTATTTCAGTCACAGCATAGCAATTGCTGCAGGAGCCCCTAACGACATAACCTACAGAATCCAAGCAGCCACCAGAGACCGTCCGAACGTATGGGTAGGGATACCGAACCAGGTCGACGTTGATATCACAGTCAGCGACCCTGACAACATGGGCACCATAGCATCATTCACCGGAGAATTTGAAAAAGTCAGAGTTCAAGCAAAGAACAAGACTCCCAGTAGCAACAGTCGCGCTTGGGCAGCCCTGAAAAGTCGGACAGGCGGCTAATTTTCTCTTTATTTTTAGCGTGCCGCGCGCGTTCTGCCAAAAGATATATACGTGTTTTGTATTGAGATTTCGGTGAAAGCTCATGAGTAATAATGGAAAAACAGTGGCAGTAGGCGACACAAAAGAAATCAACGCCAGTCTCTACATTCTGGTCCCGAAGAAACCGGCCAAGGAAAGAGAGATCAAACGGCGAACTCGCTGGAGACTAACGATTGATGGCAATGATTTCACGTACCATTTTCTGCCTGAAACTCCAAGAATTCTCGCTAGGGAAGTCAATGAATAAAGTGCTAAATGAGAAAACTTTTAGGCTGAAAGGAAGAATCAAAACATGACCGATATGACGAAACTCTGGAAACAAGTTCAGCATCTACCCAACGTCATCGGCTACAGCGGTGAACTGCGACCGAGAATACAGGACGGAAAAGAAGTTCCAGGAACACGAGTCTTCAGAGTCTATGTAATTCAAAAGATAGACACTCAGAAACTGAAACCAAAGCAGCTGATTCCGCTATCCCTCAAACTGAATGACCAAGAAAGTGTGGAGACTGATGTTGTGGAGATGCATCGCCCAACAGCACCACCATGGCCAAAACCTGTTAAGCTTGATTCACAAGGTCGAATTAAGAAAGAAGAGGGAGACCCTGGTAAGATGGCACTGGAAGCGGCTAAGAAGGCCAAGCAACGGCCAGCATCCGCCGGCTGCTCAGCAATCTATAATGGAGGCACTGCATGTACGCTCGGCTGGTTTGCCAAAGACAAAGTAGACGGCAAACTTGTAATCATAGCTAACAATCACTGTACTGCCAATGAAAACCGATTGCCCTTCGGAGCCTCTTACATGCAACCTTCACCATACGATGGCTTGCCAAGTTTTCTGGGCATTCTTAAAAGATTTGTGCCTATAAAGTTTGCACGCAGATGCTTGTTCGGCACGAAGAAGCCGCTTAACCGCGTGGACGTCGGTGTCGTCTCAGTCGATCCATCGGATATCCTTCTCGAGATCATTGGCATAGGTGCAATCACGGGCAAACGCCGGGGCAAAGTTGGCGAGATGGTAATGAAGTCCGGTCGCACAACTTGTTTTACAACTGACGGCCTGCTCATCGACGACGCTTGGTACGGTGAAGTTGGCTATTCAAGCGGAGCAGCCATATTCGGCCCCTGTGGCCTCATCCAGAAAACAGGATTCAGCGCAGGCGGCGACAGCAGCAGCGCCATCATCACCCAAACGGACAAGAAATTCGCGGGGCTCCTATTCGCAGGCAGCGACACCCACACGATCTTCTGCCACTACGACTTCATAGAAACAGACGCAAACCTTGAAATCATCTGGTAACAGTTTGCTGTATTGGAGGAGGTGAAAATGTTTTGGCAGATATTCCAATCGATAGAATACTTATGGCCGTCACAGCAATAGCGATTATCGCCGCATGTGTCGAGCTGGCTCTTGCTCACGTTGCTCCATGGAGTGATATCTACACGATTTTTCTGATGCTTCTTTCTGGCATGGGCTTCGTAAGCGCAGGCTACTACTCGGGACAAGCAAAAGCATACCAAGCAATGGCCCAACTAGCACAAGAAAAAGCTGACTTCGCAACGAAAAAGGCTACGGCGATACCCGCTTGAGTTTTTCATCTGTCATTCATCATGACGATGCACCTGAAGGCACAATATTCTATCTTGGATGGGGCAGAAAATGCCATTACTGTCCCTGCTTTTTGATGAGCAGTTACGATTATCAGCTACACCTGCAGGTATGCGAAGGACGAACGAAACATTGGCACAGAAACGATGATGGCTCCGTATGGAAAAGTTCTTCAGACGATTTGGATTTGAAGTCAGCTTGTCTGCGTGAGGGTACTGTTATCTTGGCTGGGTACGCT